ATGACGGAGGATGGTAACATCGCCAGGATTGAGGAGCTAGAGAGTATCTTCGAGACAGGTCACTGGCCATGCTGGACATACGCAGCGTACCCAGACTTGACTGAGTTCTGGACACCATCACCTTGTGACTACGTGCGTGAGATCATCATGGCGCAGTCAGTCAGTATCAACCAGATGCTAGACAACGCAGAGAGAGTGAACCGGCCTCAGAAGGCTATCGACACTAGTGCTATTGCTAACCTCGCAGAATTGAAGTATCGAAAGGATGGATGGATTAAGCTACAAGCAGGTGTCAACGCAAACTCCGCTATTAAGATTCTAGAGACACCAAGTATCGACACTCCTATCAAGACCTTCCAGACACTAGAGAGCATCAAGCAGGCAGCTTCAGGTGTGACAGCCGGAGCTAAGGGAGTAGAGGACACAGACGGACGAGCAACTATCTACGAAGGGAACCAGGCTAACGTAGCAGACCGATTCGGACTGTTTAACAAGAGCTACAGCTTCGGGTACAAGCGATTCGGAAAGCTATACGAGGCAGGAGTGCGAGAGCACTTGAACACTAAGGTAGCAGTAGACATTCTTGGTCCTGACGGGATTGAGGTGCAGAGTATCGGACGACGAGACATCTTCAGGAAGAACGATGAGTTCGCACTTATGACAGAACAGAGCAACGCAGAGCTGGCTCTATCAGAGCAGAAGAAGCGAGGTAAGGGCGCGTTCTACGGACCGCTTCTAGGCCGACCTGACTTAGCTAACCAGAAGGTGGTTATCGAACAGCTTGGTAAGACAGTGGGAGAGGACGATGAGACTATCCGACAGCTGTTGGACTTAGATGAGTACGGTAACTCTGTAGTGATGAGTGAAGCAGAACGAGACATCGAAGACATCCTAGACGGACGTAACATTAAGCCTAACCGACTAGCTAACGCGGCTTACAAGCAACGGCTCGTTGACTACATGATGGACCACGAAGAGGACATGGACGGAGAGCAGATCACACGTATGTTAGAATACACAAGGTCGCTCGATGAAGTCATCATCAGCAACACTCGTAGAGCAGCGAGGGAACAGGCTCAAAAAGAATTAGCAGCACAAGAGGCACAAGCTGGACCGGGAGCAGCTCGACCAAGAGCGCCAGGACCAGCACAACCTTTTCAAGATGTAATACAACAAAATGTCAACACTTAAAAAAGAAGATCTTTCTATCAAGGAAGAGAATAAGGAGAACTTTAAGGAAACAGTTATCGAGCGGAGTAATCTAACAAATCAGTTTACTATCGCCGATATAGAGAAGCACCTAGCCCACCTCAAGAAGATTAAGACTGAGGCGGACGCGACAGCTTCTGTGGCACAGGCTACAGTTGATAACATTGAAAGGAACCATAAAGAGTTCTTGGATACACTGACTGACGAACAGAAGCACACAGTGCATATGTGGCAAGAGCACCAGGCGCAGGTTAAAGAGTTAGAACCGCAACAAGCGGAGATAGACGAAGAAGTAGCAAAGCATGAAGAGTACCTGGATGTAATATATAATACCTTCGGCTTTGTTAAATCAGAGGTGAGTCATCCATCAAAAGTAAAACATGCCAAAAAAACTAACTAGAAAAGACCTACCCCAAGGTGAGGACAACTCTCAACTGGAATCAGAGATGGACCAGAGGGACCAGTTCCACAAATTAAGAGTCTTAAAGGAGTCAGAAGGGGGTAAGGAACTTATCAGCCTTACCATCGTCACCATCATAAACACTATGAGGCATTTAGCCGTGAGTGACAAAGATCCCCTCTCTGCAACCCTTAAAGCCAACCTGGACTTATTGGACTTGTTGAACGGAGCAAAAGAAAACGAAGACCATGCAAATGAATTAATTACAGAAGCACTCAGTTAATACTGTGTGTCCTTTAGCTGAGTTCTCCCTGTTCTTCGCTTGGCTAAAGGACACACATTGTTAAGGACAGCGTGTTATAATAAACATACGTGTGGGAACGGTTAAAAAGCCCCATCTACTGAAGATGTTAAAGACAGGTTTTAAATATGTCTAACGACACTACTACTCCTGAGTCCGAGGTTAACGCGACTCCAGAAGAAACTGTAAATGATGAGCAAGACACTGAGCAGACGATAGGGGATACTCTACCAGAAACTCAGGAAGAGGAAACACAACAGGAAAACAAAGTTTCTGATCATATTCCTAAAGCGAGGCTAGATAAAGAAATCCAACGACGAAAGGACTTGGAGGCTGAGCTGGCAGAATTAAGAGAAGAAAAGGACGCGGATAGTACCGTATCTAATACCGAGAAAGACCCTGATGTACAAGTACTTGCTGACAAGCTAGCTAAAATTGAGAATGCAGAGGCTTCCGCTAAGGTAGCAGCTGCAATAGAAAAAGGTATTAATGACGCTTTAGCAGAAGCGCCTGAATATGCGAAGGTGGCCAACGTGGACATCCTGAAGCAGATGGCACTTGCTAATAAAGGCATGACATACTCACAACTTCTCGATAAGGTGTATGGCAACACCCTTGAGGGTAAGCGCACTCTTGAGACCACCACCCCTCGTGGCGGTGCCAAAGACTCAAAGGTTGACTTCGAACGAGCACAACGTGACGGCGAATACAGGAAGGAAGTTCTACGGGACCCCGACTTGAAGAAGCAGTACAATGTTGGGCTTGAGACAAGGCTTCGACTATAAAAAAGAACAGGGATTAGTAAATTAACTAACCCTAAATATGTCATTAACAGACTTTAGAGAAGAGTTTGACAACTCTTACCAAGAAATCTTCCAGAAGACACTCGTGTCTAAAGAAGTGATGAACACTCGATTCGAACCTACACTTCGATACGGAGAATCAGTAGAGCGAGTATCATTCAACATCGACTCAGTACGAGTACGAGACGTGACTCGAGGATCTGCTTCAACAGTTGACGCACTAACTGACACTACTCAACTACTTGAAGTGAACATCGAAAAAGAAGCTGTGTTCCACATCTCAGACGGAGAAGCTACACAAGCTGGACCATTGAACCCAGGTGAAGTTATCGGTGGAAAGGTTGCACACAAAGTTGCACAAGACCTTGACGCACGTTGTTTCGCAGAAGTTGCTAACGCAGCTAACACATTCGACACAGGTGACCTTACAACACAGGCTTCTTCTGGAACAGGAATCACTCTATCAAGTACAACAGTACCTCAAATGACAGCTCGTATGTCTGCGAAACTACAGTACAAAGAGAACATCCAAACTTCAACTAACATGGCTTTCGTGGTTGACGCTTATTCAGCAGCTGACATTGAACAATACCTAATGGGTAAGGACATTGACATCGCTGGATCAGTATTCAAGAACGGATACGCTGGTGTTGTACGAAACGCACAACTATACGTTTCTGAAAACCTACTTAGTTCAGCTGTACAAACATTCTCAGGAGTGAACGTAGCTACTAAGGTAACTGTTATCAACGGTGTAACTTTCCTATCGAAAGCTACTCCAGCAGTAGCAGGAGACATCGACGTAGGAGCATCTGCAACACTTGCAGGAGACGCTCTAGTAGCAGCTATCAACAACAGTGAGTCACTTGCAGCAGGAGCTGTTGGTACTCTTTACGCTGAAGTTTCAGCGGCTGACCGAGCTATCCTTGATGACGCTAACATCTCAGCTGTAAATGCTGCTGGTGTAGTTACAATCACAGGTGCTGGACGTCTAGTTGTTACAACTGACGAAACTAACGGAGCTATCTCACTTAACACTGTACACGCGTACTTTGGTAAGAAAGGTGCTATCGATCTAGTTGTACAAGACATGTCACCAGTTGACATGCGTGAAACTGACGACCGACGTGGAACAAACGTATTCTCAAGCTACCTAGCTGGAATCAAGACTTTCACTGATGGAAGTAAGCAATTCTTGGACGTAAAAATTGCAGTATAAGTAATCGACTTTCTACTCTGCCCCTTCTGGGGGTGGGGATAGGAATTTGAATGGTATAATTACAATATGACTAAAGCACAAATAATCACAAAAGCACAACTTTACTTAGATGACACCAGTGAACTCTCAACACAAGAGTTCTCTGATTTGTTTGACAAGATGTATAACGTGGTTAATAGCGCCCATACATGGGAAGGAACTAAGGCTGAAGGAACAGGAACAACTAGCACGTCAGTAGCTTCAGTGGCACTAGCGACTGGTTTCCTGTACTTCACAGCCAACAACAACTACACAGACGCTTCTGAGGAAGCTGGACGTCCAGTAGTATACAGAGGGTCCGACTACACTCCATACAAGGTTGTTTCGTGGTCAGACCGAAGACGATACCGAGACTCAGAGGGTTACGCATATGTAGACTTTGCTAACTCACTTCTATACTTCACAAAGCAACCTACAGCAGCTGAGGCAGTTGAGTACGACTACCACATGCAACAGGCGGCACTGGCGGATGGTGAATCACCATGGTTCCCAGTAGAGTTTCACGATGCTATCTATCACCTCATGGTAAGCGATGACTTCATGATCCAAGCGTCAGACAAAGCAAAGAGCTACGCAGCAGAGAACCGAGCAGCAGCAGAACAGTTTATGGACCGAATGAAATACTGGAACGCCCAATTAGTCCAAATATAATATGGCAATAGACAAGAGAGAAATTGCAGCCTTCGTCAGTGGAACTCACAATCTCATTGATAGTGAAATCATCCCAAAGGATGCGGCCTCTTCGTCTATCGGATGGCTAACTAAGGACGGCAAGATTGAACTCATGTACGGGCGCCAGGCACAAGGCGCAGAAGGCGCAGCTGGTAAGGTGTGGTCACAGCACGTTGGCTACAAGACAGACGGTACATCAGTCTTCTTCAGGAAGATATGGACA